TAAACATGACGCGCCCGTCAGCCCAACGGCGGCAAACTACTTTGCCCTGCGCTATTAAAGTGCGCTGCATTTCATCATGCAAGTTCTCGGGCAAATAGAAATAAACGTTTAGCCGCGCGTTATCGTAAATAGCTTTAAGCTGCTCAGACATAGTAGACCACCTCGCGCCCGGCGGGGACTTCTAAGATCTCGTCACCGGTTAGCAAATTGCTGTTAATGAAAAAGTCTAACTGATCATCTACTGAGCCGTAAAGCTCCGCGCACAAGTCGATCATAGTGCGGTTACGCGTAAGTACAAAGCGGCGCTCTTGTTTTAGGGTAAAGCTGATCTCCACCAAGAAGCCGGCCGCCAAACCTACGGCATTGATTAAACGCTGGTAGGCCTCGCCGGTATCGATAGCGGTTAAAACTTCGTAGTTGCTGTCGCGCCATTCGTTCAAGCGGTCGAACTGCTCTAGGATCTCCGCCGCTGCGCTGATCGCTTCGTCTTTGGTATCAAACTGGCTATTGACTGCAGACAGTACCGAACCCGTAACATAGGTCGAGGCGTACAAGTCACGGCCAGCGAATAGGTTACGCGAGTCGCGGCCCGTAGTTGTAGCCACGCTGTCAGCGCCCGACACGATAAGGTCTAGTAGGTTGCCATACGCTGCAAGCCGATCGCTGATAGCGCTAACGGCTCTTGCTGGCGCTTGGATAAGCTGCGTAGTCTGGTAAGCCAGCGTTAACGGCTGTTCAATAAGCACGGTTAGGCCGCGGCTAATCGATTCCGTGATCGCGCTGAATTGGTCTTGCACGTTCTGCTGTTGCTCGGCGATAACCTCGAGGCCTTGGGTCGCCTCGTCTAAAAGCGCTTGGTACTGTGCTTGGAAACTGGCCTGATCGACGGCGTTGTCGAGCTCTGTTTTTTCCTCGAATTGCTCAGCCGCGGCGTCGTTATAATCGCTAATGCTATTGATAACTTGGCCGCCCGGGTCGCTCTGTGAAGTTGGGTAAATAGTGCCCGTGGTTTCAAAGAACGTTACTTCGATTAGCGCCTGGTTCGCTTGGCTTACTAAATCGTCTCGGCGTCGAATAGTACCGGTAGGCACAACGGTTACCGTGCCGTAGACGGGGTGCTCTAGTTTGCCCTCGCCCGCTTCGCCTAGCGCTTGCATCCACGCCTCAGCGTCGAGGTCGTAATTTTCGCCCGACAAGATAATACGCAGCGGGTAGCGGCGGCCAGTGCGGCCAAGATCCTGCACGTATGTACCGTTAGCGTCGGGGAAGTTAAACGCGCTAGTTTTCTTGTCGAACTGAGTTTCTACAGCTTCATAAAGAA